CGTCGTGCTGCTGCGCAGACATGACGAAGTACAGCTTCTCGCGGTCCACCTGGACATTCGCACGCATCATCTGGAGCAGCGCCGTCCGCAGCTTCAGGATCGTCAGGCCCGTCGCTCCGGACACCTGCCCGAAGTTGGTCGCATCGAACGCCTCGGTGCTGCCCTGGTTCTCGCCAGTGGTCGCCGTGGCATCTAACGCCGTGATGATCTCGGAGTCCTTCGCTCGCCCGAGCGCGAACGCCTGGCTCTGCGCGTAGGGCCCCTTCATGTCCGCGAGCAGCCGCATCATGTCCTGGTGGTCCAGAAGATCGGCCACCTCGTAGTCCACCGGGAAGACCCAGCGCCTTGCGTGCGGCGTGTTGACCAGCGGCGTGTCAGCGTGCCGCGTGGTCCTGCGAACCGCCGTCACGGAACCCACCTGATCGGCCGGCACCGCGCCGGATCCGACATGCGTGCCCGTTCCGACCTTGTCGGCGAGCACGCTGCCCTGCTGCTGCAGGAGCAGCTGGACGTTGCCAGCGTACTCGCGTACCTGTGCCTCTGTTACTTGAGTCGACATTCTCCGCCTCGTAGGTTGAGCGAGAGCGCAACATGCGTTGCGTCCTCAGCGTCAAACCCACTCAGGCGGGTTGCCGCGATGAGTCCTGCGCTTGTCCTCCTGGCATTGCGGGGACCCCTGAGATGGGCTTATCCGCGCCAGAAGGGGCGCTACTTCATCCTGCACCTCGGGGCCCAAAGGCTTGTCCGAGATGCAGCCTCACCGTACACAGTCCTTTTCCGGTGTCAAGACGGATAGGCCAGCTTGTACAAGTCGGACCGTTTCTTGGCGGCCTCCGGGTTGCCAGCCAGCCACTTCGCCCGGAAATCCGGGTCCGCCTCGAGATCCTTGATCTGCTGCTGCGCGATGGCAGGCGTCATCCCCAGCGGCCCGCTGTCCGAGCCCGAGGCCGGCTTGTGCTCACCGAAGGTCCGGCCCATCTCTGCCATCTTTGTGAGGAATTTATCAGTCCCCCATGCCATCTCCCACGTGTCCAGATCCTCCTCCGTCAATCGAAACCGCGCGGCTAACTGCCGACCTGCAAGGATGTTCTCAGGGTACGCCTGGCCCCATTCCTTTTTCTTCTGCTCGATCACCACATTGGCGTCTCGCTCGAACGTCGCAGCCTTCTCCTGCTCAGCTGCAGTCGAGAACTCCATGAACTTGCCGGCCACCGCCTTCGCCTGCCGCTGGCTGAGCCCAGCCTCGTGCGCCCAGGCGCCGAAGCGGTCCCGCAGGTCGCCCTCCGGCACGTCCTTCAGGTCGTAGCCGTCAGGCTTCTCGGGGCGCCCGGCCTTCGCCCAGTACGCATCCCGCTCCGCCTGTGGCGACTCGTCCCCGGGCAGCACCACCAGCCGCTCCGGGTTGCCAGCCCGCTGCCCGAGCAGCGTCTCGAGGTGCTTGTACCCCGAGAGCGCGTCTGCCGGCGCCTTCCAGCCCTTGCCCTGCGCCAGCGCCCGGAGCTCGGCGTTCTCCCCTGCCCACGCCAGCGCATCCGGCGCAGCAGGAGCCGCTGCGCCAGGCTGCGCAGGCGCAGTCGCTCCAGGCTCACCCGTCACGATCGCCGCACCCGTACTCATTGCCTCGCCTCCGTCTTCTGCTGCGCGCTCTTGATCTGCTCGCGCAACGTCTCCTCATCCAGGTCAACCAGCTGCGAGACGTACAGCCAGAACTGCCGCCGCCCCTCGAGCAACGCCGTCGACCTCTCGCTGTCCGTCACGAACGTCGTGCGGCCAGCGTTCCCGTACCTCGCCATGTCAGCGAGCACGATGTCCGCGTCGTAGCGCCTGAACACCTCGCGGTACGCCTGCCGTTTCGAGCGCAGGGCCATCACGAGGCGCACGCGCCAGCTCGGCCGACCCCATGCGCCACGCGCGAACACGCGCTTGTAGATCCTGGAGCGGCTGATCGGATCGAGCACTACGGCAGCTCCCAGTGCCGCACCGGCTTCTCCTGCCAGTGCCGGCCTTCTGGCCCGCACCCGCTCACAGCAGCACGCTGTTCAGCGCATGGCTCCTTGATCGGCACAGGCCGAGGACGGCGCACCCACGGCGCGCCCACTTGCTCACGCCTGATCGGCCAGTGGCAGATGGCCTGCGCCCCGTACCGCCAGCGCACAAACCGGCAGTCCTCGCAGTACCGCTCGGGCGCCGGAGCAGCCTGCGGCTTCCGCGTCTGTACCTGGCTCACGCAGCGGGCCTCACGCCCGCCTTGTTCGCTGCCTCAGCGAGCTTCTTGATCGTGTCCGCAGCACCAGGCGCCTGCTCGGCCGCAGCCTCCTGCTCCGCTACCTCCGCCTGCGCCTCGCGCGCGCGATCCACGTCCTCACGCGACTTGATCCACTTCGCCGGAACGCCGTTGATCTCCAGCGTCTCCCGGAAGCCCTGGTCCATGTCCACGTTCTCGAGCAGGCTCGGGTTCACCTGCAGCAGCGGAGCCCACGCCTCGATCGAACGCTGGAACGCCAGCACCTCCTCGGATCGCTGGTACCGCGTCGCAGGCGACTCGTACTCGATCTTGTACTCACCATCCGCCTCGAGAAGCGCCTGCGGAATCGGTGGCAGCAGCCCGTTGCGGAAGAGAATCGCAACCTCGCGCTCGATCATCGGCCCGAGCATCTCGCTCTGCTGCCGACCCACCGACGGCGCGAGCAGCATCCCTTTCTCCTGCGCCCTGTGCAGCACCTCCGTGGCCGTCATCCCTGGATTTTCCACGAGAATCTGGAAGAGCGAGACGAGCAGCGCGTCGTGGATCGTCTGCCGCTTGCGCTCCATCATCTCGAGCGTCATCTCTGGCCGACCACCCGTCACCATCGGCTGAATCGTCTGCCGGCCCTCACGGTCGAGCCCGCCGTAGTTCAGCCCACCAGGCGTCAGCGTCACGTCGCGGCCCTGCCACCCGAACACGCCATCATCCAGCAGCAGCAGCGGCGGATCAGCGATCTTCTCGGCGCTCCGCAGAAGCGCCCTCTCCTGCGCGTTCAGCGTCTTGATGTCCGGCAGCACGAGCATGCACGGCCCGCGCCCGTAGTCCTCATCGCTGTTCGTCGTGTACCGGCTGAAGATGTACGGCAGCTCGTAGTAGCCACCCGTCGAGAGCACCGTGCCATCGTCGACCTGCACCTCCATCGCGAGGTACGGCTTGCCATTGTCGCCAGCCCGGCCTGGCTCGTACCCAGCACCTCGAGGCTGTACCAGGTGCAGCACCTCGACCTGCTCGAATGGCTGCCGCTCCGCCAGCGCACGCATCTTGTCGGAGGCCGTCTGAGGCCACTGCCTCACCGCCGCAGCCGCCGAGAGCTTGAACGTGTGGTAGACCGTATCCACGCGCCTGTGCTCATCCAGCGCGATCCACGTGCTGCCAACGTGGCAATTGCGATACCGGATGACGTTGCTCGCATCCTCGTAGACGTACGTGCAGCGGTTCCCGTAGGCGCCGATCGACTTGTACCCCTCGTGCGATTGGCCGTAGAAGTCCGCCAGCGGCGCATCGCGTACCCGGAAAAGCGCCTTGGTCACCGTGTCGAACCACTCCCGCACCTCCTCCTGGTCGTTCAGCTCGTCGACCGTTGACCGCAGCCTGTGCCAGCGCTGCTGCCGCGGCGTGAGCATCGACTCCATCACAGCCGCGAAGCGCTCGAGGTCCACGGCGGCCGTCGAGTCGAACATCTCGAGATTCGTCTTCTGCCCTTGGCTCCGGCTCGACGTGAAATCCGCGCCGTGCGGGAAGCAACGGTCCTTCACCTCCTGCCACTGCGCATCAAAGCTCGTCCGCCGCCCCTTGAGCGCCTCGAGCCGCTGCAACGCCGTCTTGCCGTCCATCACGCCCCCAAGAGCTTCGAGCCCGTCGAGCCCGTCACAGGATCCAGCATCAAGGCCGCACCACGCAGACGCCTGGAGCGCCTCGCGCGCTGCTCCTCGGCTGCACGCTCAGCAGAGAACTCGAGCGTCGCCGCGCGATCCCTCATCTGCAGCTTGCGCCTGCGCTCAGCCTCCTTGGCGGACGTGCCAGCCTCATGCCGCGCTTTCTTGCCGCCAGGCTTCTCGCGCTGAAACAGGTTGACCGCGTCAATCGTCGAGCCAGCGTCGCCCATCGCTCAGCTCCCCGTGAGCAGCTTCGCACCGCTCGTCTGCGCATCCCCGCCCGCACCACCGAGCAGCGTCGCACCACGCCCACGCATATGCCTGCGCCGCTCACGCTCACGTAGTCGCGCAGCCTCCTCCGCTCGCGCAATCTCCGGATCAGGCGCAGGCGGCAACTTCGCCACCCTAGGCTTGCTGGGCTTGCTTCCCATCTCGCACCCCTTTCAGGTCATCGCGGAGCTTGGTCACTGCCACGCGGAGATCGATGGAGTCCTTGAGCAGCCGATCGAGCTCGAGCGCGACAGCCTCGTCCGCTTGGCGCCCAGCCAGGAGTACGACCAACTGCTCACGGGCACGCTCATCCGCTTCGCGCACCGCCTTGATCGCAGCCGTCAACCGCCGCGCAAACTCGTGCCGATCCGTCATGCCGCATCCTCCAGCGAAAGGCTCCAGACCTCGTCCGACTCGCGCGTCCAGCCCAGCCGCTCGACGTACCCGAGGATCTCCACTGCCGGATCAGACGTCGCGAACAGAAGCCGCTGCGCTCCGAGTGCCTCGCCGAGGATCTCGAGCCCGACCAGGAACCGCCTCGGGTAGATCCGCCGCCGGTGCTTGGGATCCACGCAGAGATGCACCAGCAGCGTCCCTGGATCTGGTATCAACCAGCAGTACCAGAGCACCACCTCTGACCCGTAGACGAACCAGTAGCCGAGCCCCAACTCCTCGGACTCGATCGCGCGTGGATAGCCCCACTTGCCAACGAGCTCGGCCGCACGCTGGCAGTCAGCAGCGCCAATCAGCTCGCGGAAGCGCCTCGTCGGAGCGCTGGTCAGCATTCTCCGCGCCTAATCGCCCGCATTCGATAATCAACCGGCGCAGCGCGACGGTTGACGTAATCGTACACGTCATAAGTGGCAGTTACACTGTCTTCGTAGTCGACAACATCGCCATCTGCGGGCTCTTCTACTTCATCCAAGCAGCCGTATGATTGCGATGCGAGCATTCTTGCATGCTTCTCGCGTCGCATTAATTCAGATCGTCGCTCGCGCGCAATAGCGCGTTGTCGCGCCTGGGTCTCTTGTTGCTTGCGTAGGTCCTCCTCGCGTTGTGCGCGCGCACGAGCCATAAGTTCGTGCTGCTCGCGTACCTTCAGCTCCGCTCGAGCGAAGTCTTCAGCGAATGCAGACCGTGCTTCTGTCTCCGCAACACGGTATGCGGCTGCCTCGGCATCGTTCAGAGGAGTATGGATAGTTTCATGCCGGATCGGATCGAACGCCACCAATTCGAGCGCGTAGTGTCCGTCGAACGCATCAGGGTTGTCGACTACTGGCAGCTCCGCATCTAGCGCGAGTAGATGTCTCGCACTTGGATCCAGCAACCAATCACGCATCGCCACGAGCACACGCTTCATAACGTCGCCACCCGCTGCCGGTGCACGTAGCGGTGGCCAGCGGCCAAGTGCAGATCAGGCGACGCCACCGGGAACGCAAACGTCAACGCGAGCGCATCGCCGATATCCGTCGAGCGCAGGCCCCGCTCGCGCATCCGGTCCTTGCTCTCGAGCTTGATCTTGCCAGCAGGCGTGAACGCATACGTGGGACCGCACAGGTCCGTCTTCAGGTCGCTGTGGTTCGGCAGCGCGCCGCCCGCCTCGAGCCACTTCTTGACCTCGTGCCACATCTCCGTGCGCTTGTCCGCGTACCGCTCGTCCAGGGGCTTCCCCCCGAAGTTGATCTCGTGGATCTGCTTGTGCCCGAGCTGCCGCAGACGATCGATCACCCCCTCACCACGCCCCGCGTCGACGAACACAGCCGCCACGCTGCGCTTGGCCACCACGTCCGCCACCATCCCCGCGAGGTGCATATTGTCGAGCCCCTCATACACCACAGGCTCGAGCGCATGCAGCCCTTGGCGCAGCTGCAGCACAGAGCGGTCCGCACCGAAGCGCGCGACGTCGACGCCGAGCACCATCGGCGCGTAGGCCATCTCGCGCAGCGCGTACTCGCGGCGCGTCGCAGCGCTCACGAGGTCGATCGTGATGAGCGTGTAATCGGACGATGCAGACCAATCACACAGTAGCTCCTGCCTGTATTGAGCGTCTGCCATCGCGTGGCGCGCGAGCTCGAGCTCCTCGGGCGGCAGCCACGGCAAGCACGTCTCATCGGCACGATAGAGCGCCGTGTACCAATCAGGATCATCGAGAGCGCGGTGATAGAGCGCGTGGAAAGCGTCGACGCCGTGCGGGGTGCCGATGAAGAGGCACCAGCCCTGCCGGTCCATGAGCGTAGGGCGCAGGATCTCGCCCCAGACATTGGGCCCGACCTGGGCGTACTCGTCGACGACGAGGCCGTCGAAGTAGAGCCCGCGCAATGCCTCTTCGTGTCCCTCGCTCGCGCCGTACAGACCGATGCGCGCGCCGTTGTGAGGCAGTTCGATCCACAGCTCGGACTCCGACTTGCGGATCCCGGGGATCTGAGCGAGGCGCGCGAGCAACGCCATCCACGACACGTCTTTCGCTTGTTTGAGCCTCGGCGCCATGTACCCGTATCGAGGCAGCTCGCGAGTCGAGGTCAGCGCGCCTTGGATGAGGAGCATCTGCGCGAGAGTCGTCTTCCCGAATTTGCGGTGCGCGACGACCACCGCGAACCGCTTGCATGGCGGGAGCCGGCCGATGCGCTCCGCCACCTCGAGCTGGCCAGGATGCAGCTTCAGGCCGAGCTCGATATCCCTCATGCGCTGCACCGTATCGGATTTCTACGATCTTTCGCGCAATCAGCCGGTAATCGCCGCAAATCGCCGCGATTCACCACGAAACAGCCGGAAATCGCGCTTGACAGGTCTGGTAGCCTCGCGCGTGCAGCTGAGATCGCGACGTTGGCCACCACGACGCGCTCGCGCGGAGACGTTGGCGCGCTCACAAGTTCCCGTCCTTCAACGGGATTCCAGTCACCACGACCACGCGCACCGTGGTCTCGCCACTGTGCTCTTGCACCTTCGGCATCGTCTTCGCGACGAGCGACAGGAATGCCTCAGGCTTCTTCTCTGCCTGCTCTAGCAGGTATTGCTGCCCGCCAGCCTGATCCAGCGCGCCCCAGATCATCTCTTTCAGGTCGCGCGAAACCTTGTTCTTGGAGCCCTTTTTGCGCCCTCTGCCTGCGGCTGGCGGCTTGCGCTTGGGCTTCTGCGCTGGATCCGTGGACACCAGAGGCACTCTATATCTAGTGCCTCATTTACTGCAATAGCACGATATCTAGTGCTTGCGCGACGCCACGCTCGGCCGCATCACCGCACCTCAGGATCGGGTCACGTTCGGGGGCGGCTGTATCGCGGTTCTCGCTCTGGTTGGTATCCACGTCAGGTCTCCTCGTTTTGCGCGCTCCTGGGGCATCCTTGCGCGTTCTGTGGCCCATTACGCATCCCACCACTCGTTGCGTTGGCGGGGGCCGCCGAATTGCTCGGCTGGGTCGTCTTGGGGCGGCGGATCGGCCAGCCTCAGCTCGCTGAGCCAGTGGCGGGCT